TTTGTCGGTCGTCCAGGCGTCCAGGAAGGCCGCCTGGTGGGGCTGCACCGCGTCAAAATCAATTCGGCCGGTGTGGGTCTGCTTCGCCTCCACCGCAACAGGGGTGCCATTGTAGCGTCCCAGGAAGTCAACGCAAGATTTATGTTCCACCTTGCAGCTCTTGATCTGGCCGGTGCTGTCGCGTATCGGTAGGAACTCGGTCGGAACTTTGTAGACCACGGCCTTGCCGCTGCGGGTGTATAGGTCGTTCACCTGGATAACGAAGTCTTCAAAATCACGGCCGCGGTTTGCGAATGTGTTGTAACCTCTCATGCTGTCCTCCCTGGGCTTTAATTTTCTTCTGCCACTCACAGAGGGGGCAGACGTAGGTTTTACCGCCGCCTTTTGTTATGCGGCTCACGTTCCAGCGATTCCCGCAGGTCTTACAGATCCGGTAGCACCGGCCATTCTCTGCGCTTATTTCGCCCTCCACGAAGGGCCGTCAAGGGGAACTGCAAGGCACATTTCCCGGAGGCGGTCAATCATCTTTTGGGCGTTCCGTTCGCTGCATCCGGCCGGGGTCAGGCTCCGGGTCAGTTCTTCGGTGCCGCAGTTGGTCGTTACGATCACCGGCATATAGGCTTCATAGCGGGCGTTTACGATGGTGAATATCATGGATGAAGTCCACTCCGTCGCGGCCTCGCTGCCCAGGTCGTCAATAATCAGCAGCGGGGTTTCGGTATAGAGCTTCAAAATGTCCGCTTCGTCGCCCTGGCCGTTGTAGGTCCGGCGCACGTTCGCCAGAAGGTCGATCATGGTCATGCACAGCGCCGGGGTGCCGTTTCGGATCAGCTCGTTTGCCACAGCTGCGGCCAGGTGTGTTTTGCCGGTGCCATAACCTCCCACCAAGAAAAGGCCGTTGCGTTCCTGCTGCGGGGGCACTGCCTCGCCGTCCTTACCCTTGCCGGGAAGCATCTGCGCTTTGAAGGCTGCCGCATACTCCTTGCAGGCGGTATAGGCCTTCTGGTTTTCCGGCGTCACCTGGAAGCGGTCAAAGGTCCGGTTCTGGAATCGGGCGCCCATGCCGCTGTCGCCCAGCAGCCGGTTTATACGCCGGTTGAAGGCTGCGGCGGCCTCTGCTGCCGCCTTTGCCTCCTCCGCGGCCTTGTTCTTGGCCTCTGCTCTCTCCCAGTAGGCTTGCGCCCTGGGGCAGTTGCAGCGCTCCGGCTGCGAATCCCAGCCAAAAACGCGGGTCTTGGAAATGGCCGGAAGAAGGAAACCTCTATATTGCAGGGTTTTGCCGCAGAATTTACAGTGTTCCGGCTCCGGGGCCGGTTTGTCCATCTTGTAGCCGCGACGGATTGCCTCGTCTGCCAGGATGGAGGTTTCACGCGGTGTGGAATCCTGCGAGGTCTTGGGTTGCCGGGATTGCGTCCCGCTGGCGATCATATCGCCCAGCTTTTCCATTTCGTGCTTCCTCCTTTGTCCATTTATCTGCATCCACGGCCGCGTCCAGGTCCTTCACTCCCTTGTCCCTATACCGGGCCAGAACGCCGCAGACGTATTTCCAGTTCGGGGCTTTGTTCCTCTGGGCGATCTCCATTGCGTGGATCACCACGTCAGCGCCGAAGTCCGCGACCGCCTGGGTCAGGTCTTCAAGCTCCCAGCGTGGCGGCGTTGGGTTGATGTTGTTCAAGTAAAATTGTCCAGCCCTGGCCAGTTCCGGGTCCGTTCGCGGTTCCGCTCTCTGCGGCGGCTGCGGGGCTACGACAAGCGGTTTTTGTGCTGGTGCAGAAACTTTGTTTGCTTCTGCCCTGGCGGCCTCTGCGGCCTTCTCTGCCCGCTTTCGCTCTTTGAATCTCCGTTGCCGTTCTCGTGCTGCCTCCCGGCGGGCTTCCGCTTCGATCTGTCCTGTGTTTTCGGCCCAATCATGGAGCCGGAAACCGTCTGGTGCTTCGTCTATGTAACCGGCATCTATCATGGCCGCCAGAAAGTCGGCCGGTTCGCCTGCCCACCCGGAAACCTCTGCGATTTCCGTCGGCGTCATTCCCGCCAGGCTGCCGTCCTTGGTGCTGCTTGCGGCCCATACCCAGAGCATTGTAAGATGGCCGACCGCCTGGGCGACGCCTATCCCCAGCAGGCCTTTAAGGCGCAGCGTTTTTCGGTGCGTCAAGGTCCCCTGTTCAATTTTTACCCCGGCCATGTCGTCCTCCATCGTAGAAATTAACAAACGTACACTTCCGCGCCGGTAAGGCGCTGAATCCGGCGTTTCATTTCGGCCTCGTCCGAATTTTCAGCCGAAAGGTGCACGAGGTAGATTTGTTTCAGCCGCGAAAGGTCGTTTGCCTCCAAAAATTCAACCAGGTGTTGGAGGCTCATGTGGCTGTGCATCAACCGAGCGGCCCGAACTGTTGGCAGCGTGTCTTCCGCAAGGTTTTCTTGCACTCGTTCCCGGGTGTAGTTGCACTCTCCGAGTATGTGGGTAATGCCCGAAAATCTGTATTTCAGGTAATAGGTATCTGTGAAATACAGCAGCTTTTCTCCGGTCGCCGTAGATTCCAGAAGAAATCCTTGCGAATCCGGCGCATCGTGTTCCACATCGAAAGGCAAAACCAGAAACGTGCCAACCGTCAACTGTTCAAGCGGCCGCGTAATGTGCAGCCTGTGGCCTTCCAGGCGGCAGGCTTCTGCGGTGCCCTGGCCCGTGTAAACGTCCACGCCGTAGCGCAGAAGGTCTTTTGCGGCTTTGCTGTGGTCTCCGTGGCAGTGCGTAATAAAGCAGCCTCCCAGCTCCCGCACACGGAATCCGCATCCTATCTGGATTGCCTTCATCGGGATGCCAGCATCAAGCAGCAGCGGGGTTTTGCCGTCGGATATCCAATAGGCGTTTCCGCTGCTGCCGCTGGCAATGGGCCGAATGTCCACTTAAAAATCCGGCTCCGCAACGTCCCACTGTGCCGGGGCTGCTTTCCGGCTGGTGGGCTTTGCCGCGGGCGCTGCCTGGGGTTCCAGGACTTCGCCGGTGCTGGCATCGACCTGGATCGTCTTCTTTGGCTCCGGCAGACTTGCGGGCGCTGCGGGCTGCGGCGCGGTGTCGATCAGAACGGTGTTGGCCTGTTCCTGGATCTCAGCCTCCGCCTGGATCTCGGCATAGGCAACCTCTCTGGCCTTCATCACGCGGTAATCTTCGTCCAGCTTTTCGGGGTCGCGTACAATGTGCTTTGCGCTGAAAACCTCGCGGATCAGGGTCTTGCGGCACATTTCGTCCAGCCAGCCTTCCACGGTGGTGTCTTCCTTCTTGCCGGTCTCCTTGTTGTAGACCTGCTTCGTACCGCCCCAGAACTCGGCGCTTGCGTACTTGGGCATACGCTTGCGAATGGCAGCCATGGGCATAACAATAAGCTCGTTCTGTGTCGGGTCGTCGTATTCGAGGTAGCCAAAGCCGCCCACAATGTCGCCGCGGTCGAAGGGATTCGTGATCTCGAACTCGTAGGACGCAACCGGGTGGCGGCTGTCCTTCGGGTGCGGAGCAAACTTGTCATTGCTGTAAACAAGTTCGATTGTGTCCGCCTTGGGCTTGTGCAGCGCATATTTCATGGCAACGTAGCGGATACCGTTATAGCCGGGCATCAGGGTCACGTCGTACAGGTTCGTTTTGTTGTTCTTGTACGGGATCGGGAACAACATATTCTCGCACTGCATATCCAGGCCCATGCGGGCATAGCGTACCAGGTCCATTGCCAGGTCCTGGAGATTGACGAACTTCCACGTTACGGGGATGGTTTCGTCCCACTTGTGGTCCCGGTTCTTGGCGTTCTTCGCCACGCGGGCCTCCTCTGCTACGGCCAGGGCGCGGTCGATCTGGATAAAGTATCCCTGGATAAGGCGGCGCTGGAACTCCGTTACTGCAATCTGGCTGCCGGTGTTACTGGCAAACTGGGCCAGCACCTTTTTGGTAAAGCGGGTGCCGATGCTCTCGGTGGCTGTTTCTGCAACCGCGTTTTCGGCCGCGGGGGTCATTGCTGTGCTTTCTGCGTTCATGTGTGTTCCTCCATTTTTTTATTTCTTGCTGGCCGCGTAGAAATCTACGGGCGGCAGCTTTACAACTTTTTCGATTTGCTCTGCCATCTGGGCGGCCGCCGGGTCCTGGTAAGAAAGGCTCGCCGCAATGTGGGTATAAAGCACAATCAACATTGCGGTATCTGCCAGCGGGTACGGCCCCAGGGCCTCCGCCGTGCAGTTGAAGTAATGCGCAAAGCCTTCCAGAAGCACCCGCAGGCCTTCTTCCGGCTTGTGTTGCTCCACGGTCAGCTCAACGGCCCGCGGCAGATACTGTGAAGTTTCCGGGGCCGCCTTGGGTTCCTCCGGCTTCTTCCAGTGCGTGCGGAACGGAAAATTATTTTTCATGTGTGTTCTCCTCTTTGTCGCCCAGGACGTCAAAAACCGTTACCTGGTTCGGGTCCGGCATTTCCCGAAGATCCTTCATGCGGCAAACGTGGCCGATGCCGTTTCTCACGCTCTCTTTGCTGGTCAGCAGACCGCCGCAGCGGCGGCAGCGGCAAGCCTGGATCATAAACGTGCCGGGCTCCTGGTCTTTGTCCTTGGCGCTCATTTCTCCCCTCCCGGAAACGGAATTACAACCGTGGTGATGTGCTTCAAAATGTCGTCTTCCAGTTCCGGGCCATTCGCAGGCAAAACGCCGCGGATGCCGTCGTGAACGGATTTCATAGCCGCAAGGAAAATGGGTATATCCGCGGACGGAAAGGTCTTGATAAGGCTCTTGAACTGCTGGCTGTAAAAATTCAATCCCTGCTGCATCACGTTTTCGGTCGGGTTCTCGTAAACCTTCCGCATAAAAGATTCGTTCATTTGTCTACCTCCACGCGCAGGCTCTCGTCTTCTGCGCTCACGACCAGGCGGATCACCTGGGAATCAACAGGGAGAAGTTCGGTCACGCTCTCGGCGTTGTCTACCACAATAGGCAGCCGGACGCCGTAGTGGTGGGAAAGCGTGGCGATAATTTCCAGGCCAGCGTTTACCACGGCCGCCTTGTTTGCGGTCGAATACGGCACCATGGCGCCGCCCTCGCCGGGCACCAGAACTTCGCAGCAGTCAGCGACGCCGCCGTTTGTCTGCTCTCGGAAAAGCTGGAAGCTCACAGACTTGAACTTGCTATTGATTCGTTCGGTCAGCAGGGCCACTTTGGTTTTTACGAAAACTTCACACAGGTAAACGCCCTGCTCGGTCTTCTCATATTCCGCAGCCAGGCTCTTTTCCTCGGCTTCAAGCTCTGCAATGCGCTGGCGCTGGCGCTGTGCTGCCTCTGCCTGGCTCTGCATATAGCGGATCTGGCGGCAGTTGTTCATAGCTGCCTGCTGGCGCTCGTTCACTTCGCGGAGGGCTGTGCTCTGCTTCTGCTCGGCCGCCTCGATCTGGCCGGAAATCGTCTGGATAGTCTTCGCAATGGCCTGGCCGCGGTCAGTTTCGGAGAAGTCCGGGCGTGGCGGCTCTGCCTTGATGGTCTCTTTGCGAGAGGTGTAAATTTCATCGGCGCGGGCCTCGGCTGCCGCTGCCTTTTCTTCGAGGGCCGCAATGTCCTGTTCAAGTTGGGCAATGGCTTCCTTGCTGGCTTCCTTCTTGCCCTTGGTGTTGATGGCTTCCAGCTTGGCGGACCGGCGCTGGAGGAAGTCTGCGCGGAGCTCCTCCACCTTTTCTTCCGGCAAAGCCTGGCCGCAGGTCGGGCAGATCTCGCGGTGCTCGTCCCAGGTTTCTGCCGCTGCTTCCTTGTACTCGGCCAGAATAGCCTCCCGGCGGGCCTTCATGTGTTCCAAGTCTGCTTTCTTGCGCCGGGCATCCGCGGTGGCGTTGGCAGCCTCCGTCTTGGCTTCCAGCAGTTCGCTTTCTGCCTTCTCCTGTGCCTTGCGGTGCTCGGCCCGGGCCTCGCTGCCCTCCTCGATGTACTCGGATTTTGCCGCTGCATAGTCCGCCTTGGCGTTTGCCAGGGAGCTGCGGAGTTCCGAAGTATCACCGGCCAGAATTGCCCGCTTTTCCTCTGCAATTTTGGTTTCCTCGGCCTCCGCTGCGGCCAGCTTGGCCGCCAGGTCTTCGGGCGTCGGGAGGTCCTTGTCAATGGCGCGGCTTGCCTCGTCAATGCGGTTCGGAATGGCCTCGATCTTCTTGTTCAGGTCGGTTTTCTTGGCGGCAGCGATTTTTCTGTACTCGTCCACCTTATAGAGGCGGGTCGTGCTGCCGGGCATTTTAAGGAACTCGGGAAGCCCTGCCAGCTCCGGGGTGCTGGCGATCACGTCGGCGTCGGAAACGTCGCCGCAAATATCCAGCAGAATTTCCCGGCGCTTCTGCCAGTCCATAACGGAGGGGAAGTAATCGGGCATGGTCAGCAGCTTCATGGTTTCTTCGCCGCTGCAATACTCCTGGACGGCCGCCATGTACTCTTTTTCCTTGCAAGGAACGCCGTTGATCTGGTAGTCAATGGTATTCCCGGAGTACTCCTCTGCGGCGCTGCCACGCTTGCGCTTCCATACCTCGCGGAAAACCTTTTTCAAGGTCACAGTCTGGCCGTCGTCCAGCCGGAAGGTGCCGGTTGCGCTGTGTTCCAGGTTGTGCAAATCCCCGTTGGGTCCCTTTGTCTTGGGGTCCCAGTTCTTCGCCCAGGTGCTCGGCTTGCCAAAAAGCAGCCAGGTGATGGCGTTGAAAATGGTAGTTTTTCCGCTGGCGTTCCGGCCGTAAATGCTGGCGCTGTGGCCGTCCAACTGGATTTCCTCATGCTTCAAGCCCTGGAAGTTTTCAAGGCTCAACGTCAAAAGTTCCATTGTGTGTCCTCCTTGATTTTTCGCAATAATCGTGATAAACTGTTGGTGTGTGTTCTGGGGTCGTCAATTTTTGGCGGCCCCTCTCTTTATTGTCCAGGCTGAAAACGTCGCTTCGCGGATGTACTCCGCTGCAAGCTGCGCCATATAGCCGGGCCGCTCTCTGCATCCGTCATACCCGCAGAACTCTGCGATATGGCGGATTTTTCTTTTGGCCTTCTCCCAGGCTTCCGTCCATGCGGAATCGCTCACAGGGCGGCCGAGAATCGCGCTGGTGCGCTCTCTGGTTTCTTCTTCACTCATAAGCCGCACCGCTGCATGAAATAGCTGCGAGGAACGCGGCCCCGGGGCACTTCGTATCCCTTGGCGCGGAGCTCGTTGTTAAACTTCTGGATGGTGTGGTAGGCGGTAGACTTGGAAACGCTCAAAATTTCCATCGCTTCGTCAACGCGCACCATTTTGGAAGGCTCCCGGGTGGTTTTCTTACTTCTTGCCATTGCAGGCCTCTCCTTTCAGGTTCTTTTTGATCCAAAGCTGCATTGCCTCTGCTGCCGTCGCTACGTTCTTCATGTACGCCAGGATCTCGCCCATCTGCACATCCTCGCCGGGGTCCACGCGGCCGTCCTGGGCAATGGAAATAATAGCGGCGCTGATTTTGTCGGTGCCCTGCAAGGCGGCAAGTGCCTGCATCATAACGCGGTCGAACTCCTGCACGGCGCAGGGCTTCACGTTCTGGCGGCCAATCGGGCAGCACATCGAGCAATAGTAGTTCAAGAGCTGCGGAGCGTCGTAAGTGTCAGCCAGCAGCAGCACTTCTTCCGGCGTCGGGTTTGCGCTGCCCAGCTCCACGCGGGCCATGCGTGAGCGGTCAATGCCTGTTTCGTCTGCCGCGCCCTCGCGGCTTGCAAGCCGGTCATTGACCTTTGAGGCCTCCATTCGTGCCAAATAGAAAGGGCTGTCGGCCGCTTTCGTGGCAAATTTACTCATTTATTCAAACCTCTTTTCATGGTAAAATTTAGGTAGACGGCCACGGCCAATTTGCCGGGGCAAATATCCGGCCTTCCTGCCGGGCCAGCGCCCGGAGATCCTTTCTGGCCCGGTTTATGCTCACGGTGTTGTCCCAGGCGTAATAGTTGCCGTCCGGGGCCAAAATATGCCGCTTGCACTTGCCGTTGCACCGGTCAATTATGGCCTGGTAGCTGAAATAGTTCTGTTTGGCAGCCTGGCGGGCGCTGGAATAACATTCCAGAAGTTCACCGGCGGCGCTGAATTTCAGCACTGGCCGCCGGGAGCTGTCCGCTCCGGTCATGCGGCCTAATTCCTGCCGGGTGCAGAAAGCCAGGTTCCAAATTGAATTGTCTGCCGGGTTGCCGTTTTTGTGAAAAATCACTTTTCCGGCTGGGACTGGCCCCAGGAATGTTTCTGCCACGATCTTTGCGGCGGAAAATTCCCTCATGTTCCCTTCCAGGTCCGTGAGGTGGACGTAACGTTTCGCACTCTGTAACTTGGCCTTTCCTCTCGGTTTGCGCTTATATTGAGTTAGAATCGTGCGGCCGCCGTTCTTGCGCTTCTGACCGTGCCAGAAGGTGTTTGCAATGTGGCCCATGTCGCTTGCCTGGTACTTGCCACCATAGCCGGGCACGTCCCGCCAGGTTTCGCTTACGGCCACTGGTCTTCCTCCTTCCAGCGGTCTTCTTCCGGGCGGTTCCGCCGGTCCTTGCAGTCTGCGTACCGGGCGGCGGAAACCATGCCCGGCACGAAGAAACCGCCACAGGCGCCAGCTACCAGGCCGCCAGCAAACAAAAGAATCACTGCCTTTCGCCTCCTTTGGCTTTCTCCCGGTTTTCCCGGATGGTCCTTGCAATGTTCCTGGAAAGCAGCGCGCCAAATTCCTGGGCCACTTTGTCAGGGTCTGCATCGTCCTTCACGGTGCCCACGATCACAGCTTTGGCGGCTTCCAGAAGGAACGTCACAAGTTCGCCGCTGTCCCGGATTCCGCCTTTCATCGGCGGGGTATAGAAGCCGAACTCGGCTTCTCTCTCGGTGATTGTCACCCTTCGCACGGTTCCGCCTCCTTTTTCCCTGCTTTCTCCTCCGCCCGGCGCTCCCGCTCGTCCCGGATGTCTTGGGCGATGTAGTCAGTAAACGCCTTTGTGAAAGACGCCGCCACCTCCTGCGGGTCCGTGTTGTCCTTAATCATGGCCGCGATCAGACCAGCAGTTGCCCGGAACAGAAACATGATTGCCGTATACGGATCCTCTGCAACGTCGCCGGTCATTTCAAAAGAAACGCTCTCGCCCTTGTCAACAACGCGGATGCTGTCAAATTCTTTCATGCGTATTCCTCCGGGGCCCCTCTGGACCTCCAAACGCCATAGCTCAAAGGTTCAAGGCCTGCGGCCCGGCGCTGCTCGTTGTATTTCTTCAAGACTTCCAGGTCGTCGTCCAGGTTCCGAGGCTTCGGCTTTGCGGCCTCCGCTGCCAGCCTAGCCCGCTCTGCCTCGTTCGCCTTGCGAACGGATTCCCTGTTGTGGCCCACGCGGCAGACGGCGCAGCGCTTTGTATTGCTCGGCACGTCAACCATAAGCGCGCCGCAGTCCACGCATTTCACCGTTGTGTGAAACATGGTCAGCCTGCCTTCCGCTTCGTGCTTGGCTTCTTCACGGTGCCGCGCTGGGCCTTGTGGATCTTGCGCTGCTTCTCCTCGTAGTCCTGGAGGGCAAAGCTCAAACGCATAAGCAGCCCGGCAGCCAGCAGGAACACAAACGCCGCCACATAAACGCCGGTCTGGATTTCGCCGGTCGTTTCAAACGTACCAGCGGAACCGAGGGCCAGGAACATTCCCACACCCAGGCACACAATGGAGGCCTTCTGCAAGGTCATAAAAGTAATTTTCATCGGTTTTCCTCCTTCGGTCTTATTGTCACGCCTTCCGGGTCAATGGTGATTACCGCATCCAGCCCGGCGGCCAGCTTCATAAGGGTTTCCAACCGGGCGCCGGTAATGTCAGCGCCCGGCCTGGTCAACCTGAAAATGGCTCCCATGGAAAGGCCTGCGGCATCGCACAGCTTCGTCATGGAAAGGCCGCGCAGTGTGCGGAGCTCGTCAATCGTCATCTTTCAGGCCTCCAATGTTCCCCAGCGCACCCAGCAGACGCAGCGCATCAACCTGGGCCTTGCGGTACTCGCGGAAGCACTTTGCGCTGTTGGCTGCACCAGCGGGGACGGAGTTTTCAACATCTGCCGCCATCCGGTCCGCGTAGTAAAGTGCTTCTTTGGCGGCTTCGTCGGCCTGCTTCCGCAGCATAATGGTAAGTTCTGTGGCAACGTTGTCCGGGAGGATCTTTCCCCTTGCCTTTTCCAGGGCGATTTTGTCTTCTGCGGCCTCTTTCCGCGCCTGGGCCTCCATCTGATGGGCCTTCTGTACTTCGGCTTCAAGCTCTGCAACGCGCTTTATACGGTCGTTCAGCTTGCCGATCAGGCCTTCACGGGTTTCTTCATGGGCCTTTTTCTCGGATTCCCAGCGGCCCTTCATGCTGACTGCAAAATCGTTGTCGATGTTCTCCTCGGCGTCCTCCACGCAGCCTTCAAAGGCCATTGCGCAATAGCTGTTCTCGCCCAGACCTTCCAGAATTTCCTTGATTTCGTTCAGGAAAGCCCGTTCCGTATCTTTGGAAACCCCGGCATTTTTCCGGATCAGCTGCACCGTTTTCTTCGCGCAGCCGGTGGCGTCAAACTGCAAAGCGAACTTGGAAGCCCGGTTGAGTGCCCGTTCCTGGTTGATCTCGTAAATCTTCGTCTTGTGGACTGCGCCGTTTTCCAGCGTTGCAGAAATTTCATACAAGTTCATGTGTGTTCCTCCTCTCGCTCGTCCTCAATGTTTGCTAATTGTGAACTTCGTCGGCAAAAAAATTTCGCCGACCTCCACATCAAGGAACCGAGCGATCTTGTTTGCGACCTCTGCGGGAACTCCCCGCAGGCCGGTTTCGTACTGGCAGTATGTCGAGGCGCCAATTCCAACGCCCTTCGCCACCTGTTCCTGCGTGAAGCCCTTTGCCTTTCGGACTTCCTCGATGGTTCGGTTCATCTTTTCACCTCCAAATGTTTGCTGTTTGAATTTCACAGTTTGTGAACTCCACGGCTTGATTATAACTTTGCAAACTGTGAATGTCAAGAGGAAAATTCTCTTTTTGTGAATTTCCCTTTCTGTTAGAGAACTCTGTGCTATAATATTCTCAAAGTGAGAAGGTGGTGGAAAATACGTCAACGAAAATCGGCGCCCAAATAAAACAGCTGCGCCTTGCCGCTGGCATGACCCAACGGGAACTTGCCCAGCGAATCAACGTCGGGAACACAACACTTTCCCAATACGAAGGTGGGGCCCGTGTGCCAAGCGATGAAGTCAAACTTAAAATTGCAATGGTCTTTGGTGTTTCGGTGGACTACCTTCTCGGCGCAACGGACAGCCGGGAGCCAAAAAGCAAAATGCCCGCCGCCTCTGCTGTCGCCCAGCGCCCGGCGGAGGTCGCCATAACCGGCGAACTGCATAACCTGTCAGATCGGCAGCTCGACCGGCTCATGGGGTATATCCAAGCGTTGAAAGAACTGCCGGACAGCACCACGCCGCAAAACGTGGCAATCGCGGAGAAGAACGCCTCAGAAGAGAACTCCTCCGCTGCGGGCTGATTTGGTTTCGGAAGTGAAAGGGCAAGCTGCCCAGGGAGGAAAGCATGAACACGCTAAAACGAATCTTGAAGGGCATTCTGAAATTTTGCGGAATCTGCCTTTTAATCTTTCTCGCCATGTGTGCTTATAGCATCATCAAGTACAGCGGCAAATATCGCAACAAGGCGGCCGCGTCTTCGGTTTCTGTCGTTTCAAGCGTTGCGACTTCCGAAAGCGTTTCCAGTTCTGCCGCCCCTGCTTCTTCCGAGTCCTCGGAAAGTATTGCCGCCTCTCTTTCCGCTGCCGTATCGGAAGCAGAGCCCTTCATGCTCGACGCAAGCGCTCTCACAACAAGCCGCACCGGCAGAAAGGTCTATACTCCGGGGCTTTCGCTGTCCTATGGCGAAATTGAAAGTCTCACCGTTGGCGGCGCCTGCGACGGCCAGATCGTGGTGAAGGTTCAGGCCTTCCCGGTCAGCAATTCGGAAAGCCGGGCCTTTGAATCCGTCCAGGATCTAGTCTTGAACCACGGCTTTGATGCTTGCAAGGCCATTGATTACTGGGCCGTGAATCCAGCCAGCGACAACAAGTTTTTGAGCTTCTCGCTCGATTCCGCTCTCATTTCCAAAATTGCTTCTGGCTCCATCGGTGCCGAAGAAATGGCGGGCGAAGTTTCCGGCCTCTGGGTTGATAGCTCCGTCGTGCAGTAAAAAGCAACGCCCACCAGACCGTCGGAAAGCGGCCTTGTGGGCGTTTTGTTTTTCTTTGTCTAGTTTTCCGCATCGGTTTGTAAAAGGCCACGACAGGGCTTCCCTGGGGCTTCTGGCGTCGCTCTGGCAAGTTACCGGCAAGTTAAACGGCCGCCCTGGGCGTTATTCGCGCGCCGCGCGTTTTTTCTCGCGCTATTGCACGCTTTGCGCGCATTCAATCACAAAAACAGGCCAATTCCGCACGTTTTGCGCGTATTCAATCACAAAAATAGGCTATTTCCGCGCGTTTTCCTGCATCAAGTTCAACTTTTCGGATCGCACGGGTTGAACTCATTTTCCAAGCTGCTGTCAAGTTGTAAGCAACTGCCGGACCATTTTCGTCATGTCACGAAAAAGGTCTGCGCCATGTCTTCGTGGCGCCGCGCAAACGTCCGCCTCTCAATCTAACCTATAAGCTATATATTATATTATTAAGCTATATCTAAGATAATAATATCTAAGATTAAGTTAGATATTCTAGATATACATGGATGTAAGATAGGGGTTGTTAGGGGGAAGAATGCGGCAGCTTATGCCGTTGAAAACCGCGTTGAAGGAATCGTTTTTTGTCGTTGTTCCGTTTTGTTTTGTCTGTTGAAAACTGCATTTTCTGGGTGGTAACGCGTTGACAACGCGTTACCGGGTGCGAATGTTGAAAATTTGTTGAGCCTTTTTCTTTCGTTTGTTCGTCAGTTTTTGAAATTCTATCCCTGTGAAGAAAATTCACTTTCAACATGAAATCCGTGTTTTCAACTTTTTATCAGTAACGCGTTACCGCAAGCGTTACCAACGCGTTACCCGCGTTACTTGTTGAAAACTTTGTGGAAAGCTGTTGAAAAGCAGCAAATGGAGGGGTCTCATGCCTGCATATAAAAACCAGAAAACCGGCGAATGGTATTGCATCTTCCGCGTTACGGACTGGACCGGTAAGCGGAAGCAAATAAAGAAAAGCTGCTTTGCTCGCCGGGCGGATGCCCTGGCTTACGAGCGCGAATACCTGGCGAAAAGCTCACTCACCACAAAAATGAAATTCGGTTCCCTGGTGGAGCTCTACATGGCAGATGCAAAGACCAGGCTCCGGCCCACCACCTACGAAATGAAGCAATGGATCTTTGAAACGAAGATCCTCCCCTACTTCAAGGATCAGCTTGTGGATGAAGTATCGGTTTCGTCAATTCGCGCTTGGCAAAATCACCTGATCGACGCCAGGGACAAGAACGGAAAGCCGTATTCTGCCACCTACCTGAAAACCATCAACAACCAAATGAGCGCCCTGTTTCGGTTCGCCGGGAAATATTACGGCCTGAAAGAAAACCCCGTTTCCCTGGCCGGGTCCATGGGCAAAAGTAGCGCCGAAGAAATGCAGTTCTGGACGCTGGAAGAATTTCAGAAGTTCATTGCCGGAATGTCAGATCCTACGGCATACGCTGCGTTCAACATTTTGTTTTGGACCGGTATGCGGGAAGGCGAACTGCTGGCCCTCACCCTGGCCGATGTGGATTTTGAACGGAAGGGCATTTTTGTGCGGCACTCCTACGCCCGCCTGAATGGCGAGGACGTCATTTCAGACCCGAAAACCCGCCGTTCCAAGCGGTTCATTACAGTGCCGGATTTCTTGCTGGAAATCATTCGGGAATACGCCGCCAAGCTCTACGAATACCAACCGGAAGAACGCCTGTTTGAATGCACCAAATACTGGCTAAAGGAACAGTTGGAGCGCTGCTGCCAGCGCACCGGCGTGAAGGTCATTCGAGTGCACGATATACGGCACTCCCATGCCTCCCTGCTTATCAACATGGGCACGGACGCCCTTCTGGTGCAGCAGCGCCTTGGGCACGAAAAAATTTCGACAACGCTCGGCACCTACGCCCACCTGTACCCGGATCGAACAAACAACGTCGCGGACCGCCTGGAAGCTCTGGCCTCCCCGGAGGAAAAGAAACCGTGATACTGGTTTGATTCTGCCCAGGGTGTTACTTTTCTGTTACTTCGGGCACAAAAAAGCCCCGCCTTCAAGCGAAAATTCTTGAAAGCGGGGCTGTTTTTATACGCTGTTGTGTTCTATTTTTTGGAGGTCTAAAAAGCCGGAAGGCAGATTTTTATTACTCGAGCTCTATGGTGGGCGGTTGTCTTCTGTTCGCATTGGTTATTTTCTATTCTTTCCAATGCTTGTATTTCCTGTATTTCCTTGGTTCTCGTTGGCTTCTGGGTGCTTCTGTTACTTGGGTGTTACTTCGGTGTTACTTTCAGGCTCCACCAAACCCAGCTCCACAAGGTAGCGGTTCACGGCCTCGTTGATGAAGTCGCTGCGGCTCATGCGGCCGGTTTCAACGTTCTTTTCCCGGTCGTCAATATAGTTGTCGATAATGTCCAGGGTGCCGGTGGGGATGTGTACCGTTGTGGGCACTCTCCGGCTGGCGCCCTTCATAGGCCTTCCGTATGGCATTGCTTTTCCTCCTGTTACTTGTTGCGGTGGCTCTCTGCTGCTGCGGCCAGAATGTCCAGATCTTGCCGCAGCCCAGGGGCCAGGGCGTCCACCCAGCGCGCCGGAATGGCCGAGAAGCCAAACCAAGCGCCTGCCAGGCCGCCGGTAATGGCTGCGTTGGTGTCGGTATCACCACCCAGGTTTGCGGCCGCGCAGACGGCCTCCTCGAAGGTCTGGGCGTGTGCGAGGCAGCTCACGGCAGTGCTCATGCTGTCCACCACATAGCCGCCCGCTGCATACGTCGCAGCCGCTTCCACGGAGCCGTCGTAACACGTCCCCTTCAAGCACTCGTGCAGAAAGTCCGCCACGTCGCCGTCCTGGAAGTTACCAACCGATTCCGTTAATAAATATACCATTCTCGTGTACAAAACGCAAGCCTCGGTGGACTTGTCCCCGCAGTGCGTCATTTCTGCAAACGCCCTGGCCTGCATCTCCGCAGCGCCCTTTGTCTTGCAGTAAAGGCCAGGGTATACGGTGCGCATCAGAGCGCCGTTGCCTTCCACAGGGCGGCCGCCGTCGCGCCTGGTCTGTCGCGCGGCCTCCATCCAGTCCGCAGCCGTCGGAACGCCCTGCCAGCGAATGCGGCCCAGTCCCTTTGCAATGGCAATGCTGTGCGAGCAGGCGCCGCCGATGTCCTTCGGTTTGCTGTCAGCCCATGCAATGAACTGCTGGCCGACGGAGGCTACCAGGTCCAGGCCGTTGTCCCCTTCCAGGGCATCCAGGATGCCGCGGGCAACGCAAAGGGTCATCTGTGTATCGTCCGTAACCTCGCCGGGCTTCAAGTTCAGCCATCCGCCGCCGATCATGTCGGTAACGCGACCGTATGCGTCGCGGATCTGCTGGTCACTCATAAATTCCAGGGGGCCGCCCAGGGCGTCGCCAACGGCCACGCCGTACAAGGCACCACGGATTCGGTCAAGTTGCTTTTCGTTGATCTTCTTCATTTCTGTTCCTCCCGTCCAGGCATTCGGCCTGTAATCACTCGGCCGTTTTGGTCCAAAAGCGTGTAGCCGCACAACTGTGCGAAGATTTTCGCCGTCTCCTCCGGCTCGTACAGCAGAACCGCTGAAAGGTCTTCCGCCGGGTACTCTCCCGGCACCTTCACCACCTGGGCATAATAGCTGCCGCCCATGCCCAGGTCGAAAAGCTCCCGGATTATGTCGTTCTGGTCGATTTTCTGCTTCTTGGTCTTTCCGTCAAAGCAGAAGGCCGCTCCTTCCGGTACGTTCTCGACCAGCTTCAAATGATCGCCTATCATGCGCCCGCCTCCTTTACGCATGAACCGCAGGGTTGAAGCCCTGGGCCTTTATGTTCTTCGCCCAGGCCGTCACCATGGCGGCAAGGTCCTTTTTCATGGCCGGATAGTATTTTGTGGGCTTTCCGTCCACGAAGTCTTTGTAAACTTCCCAATAGCGGCCGATGTAGTCGTTCTGGTAGGTCAGCGCTTCCACGGTACCGGTTTCCCGGTCAACGCCCATGGTCACATCCGGGTCCCGCATAAGGTCGCCGTTCTGCTCCCCATAGTGGGCCACGGAATACACCGGGCGGCCCTCGTGGTCATTGTAGCCCAAGGCCTCGATGCACAGGTCCATATAGCCCGGGGCCGTGAACTTCAAGACCTTTTCTTCGGTGCCGTCCACGGCATCGAAGAAGGGCGCCAGGGTCTTGTAAATCGTTTTTGCACTCATGCCTTTTCCTCCCGTTCCATCAAAATTTCCGAATCGCGCGCCACCTTCCGCAGTGCGGTGAGAACCTCCGCAAGCTGGTTTAGTGTGGTCGCGTAATTTGCCACCTCGCCAGCCCAGGCCACATAGTCGTCACCCTCGGAAAGCAGTCGAATTGATTTTGCCAGGTGCTCCGCTTCAAGCTCCGCCATAACAATCTGGCCGTTCAACTGCTGGTTGAAGAATTTAACTTTGTCCATGCTCTGTGCTCCTCTCTGCGGTATGGTTCCCGCGACCTTGCCCGGCTGGCTGCCGGGTGGTTTCGGCCTTTTCCTCGGGCCATCATCAGGCGGGGTTAGATGTTGGTTTTGCGCGCGCCGGTCTCCGTGTGTTCCCACACATCAACGGAGTATCCAGCAGCCCGAAACCTGTTTGCAAAGCTGCGGGCCTCCTCCTCGGATGACTTCCAAACACAGAGCGGGAAACCGGCCTTGTTGTACAAAATCTGGTAACGCTTCATCGTTCATGCCTCCTTCACTTCCACGCTCTTAATGCTGTTCTCAACATAACTGCGGCCGCGGAGGTGCTCGCAGCTCCAGCAGAAGCCGATTCCGCGCTCTCTCAGAAAATGCCCTGCCTTGGTGTTGTCCTTTTCGCTAAAGGCGGATTGAAGCGCCCAGGCCTGGGCGTCCTCCACTAGGATCATTGCGCAGGCCTCGCCGCGCTCGCCGTTCTGGATAGTGTCGTAGGTGAAAATAACGTTCTTCATGGTTCAGTCCTCCGTATAGTAATCGAATCCTTGGCTTGAAATGCCCAGCAAGAAAAGCCGGTGGCTTCCGTGCCTGTCCACCTTGTACTTGCCGCCAAGGGCTTCAAACGCGTGTTTCATTCCAACGTAGCTTGCTTCATGCAACGGCCGGTCCTCTGCTGGCCCAAATGGGCTGCGCATCCCGATCAACTGGTTGTCCAGGTCCTTTGCCAGCCCGCCCAGGTCAAACGGTGTGATGTTCTCCATGTTTCTGCCCTCCCTCTTTAGTGCACCTTAATCAGCGTCCCGCAGTGTTGAAACATCCTTCTCCGACCACTGCAAAGTAATGCCAACGATATTCTTCATTATCTTTAAGCAAACGAACCTTGATACCAAATTGATGCATACCGCTGAAACGACTATCGCAAGCCCATTTATGAATTGCTATTTCTTTGGCCTCTTTGGCGGTTTTCGCTTCAACATGGATTACCCAACTTTGCTCCCCGCCCTTCTTTGTGTAAAAACGAACTTCATAATACTTGCTCATAACTCATGCTCCTTCCTTCTTAGTAACAAACCGTGGATTCATTGATGCGAACGAGCTTTCCGTACTTCTTGCCGAGCCGCTCTGCGCAGACGTAATTGTAAACGTCCAGCCGGTTTCTAAACTTCGGGTCCCGGTCGGTGAATACCAGGGTAGTTTCCCGGAACACAACCTCGAACCGTGTATACCGAACCTTCATTTTTCGTTCCTCCTCTTGTGTGCTGCTGTTCTCTACGCCTTTATTATAAACCGCTTCGGTTTATAAGTCAAGAGGGAATTTTGCGAAACACGATTATTTTTAGGCAAAAAGNNNNTATTGCTGAAAGTGGGGCTTTCGTATGCTCTTAGGTGGGGTTTGTGTGCGGCGTTACTGCTGCGCAGCCTTGGCCGTCTTGTTGCGGTCGATCTGGGCCTGGATGCGCGTGGTCAGATAGCCCACGGTGTCGCCGCCGGAAATTCCCTTGATGTAGTCCAGAGCGTCGCTGCTCAGGCTCTTAATTGCGGCGGAAATTGCGCCATTCAATGCCTTGGCCTGGGCGGCCTTATCGAAAGAGCCGGTCTTTTTCAGGTCGTTTACATAGGTCTGGTTCATGGCTGCCACGGCATCCGCCACGGCGTCGGTGATCTCGCAGCAAATGCGCTGGATGGTCTCGTTCTTGATCTTCTCGGCCGTGGAGGCGTTGATGGCAGCAGCCGCCTTGTAAACGTATGCGATTGCCAGGGGTGTGCAGATGGTCAGGACGGAAAAAAGAAGCTGGGTCAGAATCTCTTTCATGGTGTTCTCCTTTCAATTTTAGCGGATAGAAGAAAGCCCGGCCCTCTGAATGATGGCCGGGTAATTTTTATAGGCGTGGTTCAGGTCCACGTCGCCGGTGATGCCGGGGACGGTTCCCTCGCTGGTATACTGCCAGATACCGTGCTTGCGGGAGGGCCGCTTGCCGCGGTAGTCCGCGATCCACAGGTCAAACGCTTTCAGGGCGTCCATGTCCAGCTCCGTGTTTGCGTAGCTGGTATAGGTGTAGACCATGGCATAGAGGCCCCAGGCCTCGATCTGTTTAGCAGCGCCCGTCACAAGGGCGGAAAGTTCCTTGGCCGGGATGGGTTTCAGCTTGTTGTCCTCCACATCGACGGCAACGGGGAGTTGGAAGGTCTTGCCGGTCAATGCCTGGCGCACCTTCACAAGCTCCACGGCCCGGGCTGCCTCATTCTGGGCGTAGGTGTAGTAATAGGCGCCCACAGGGATGCCCAGGCGGGTGCATTCCGAATAGTTGCGCTCAAACTGGGGGTCAATGTAGACGCCGCCGAAGCTCTTGTTGGTGGAAACCGTTTTCAGGATGGCACCGTCAATTTTCCCGCTGCGCTTCACCGCGTCCCAGTCGATTTTCCCCTGGTAGCGGCTGGCGTCCAGGTACTTATAAATCATTTCGAGTCCTCCTTAAAGAAAGTCGTGCTTTTCCAGGCGTTCATCATAGCAACGCTCAATATTCGAAATAGCATGGGTGCACTTGTTGTTTTTATACTCCTCGTGCGACTTGCAATACGTTCTGTAATCGTCAACGATGCATAAAATCTCGTCGAAGTCCTCTTGGGTGTGCTCGATGCCGCGGACAAGCTCATTGTTAAACCGAAGAATCCGGCTCCGCAAAAGGTCCGCGTTGCGCTCGTCGTCTGTGCGGACGTGGTCGTCCAGGAGGCGCCGGGTTTCCTCCTGGTAGTGCTTGAGTTCCTCCCACTTCTGGTCCTGGCTTTTTTGCGCGGCCTCCATTTTCTCGGAAAGCTCCGCAGTCAGGGCGCGGCCGATGGCCCGCACGATGGTCTTCCATGGGTTGATTTCGATTTTTTTAATCTGAAAAATTCTTGTGGCCGCCATAAGCCCGGCGGCCACAAGTCCGGCTGCTGCAAGTAAGTCTTGGGTGCTCATGTTCCCTTCTTTCTGCACTTTGCGCCACTATAAGAAAGCGGCAATCATAGGCTACCACCTCCTTTCCTGCTGCTTCCATCAAAGCGGAAACGGGAGCTCGTCCGCGCCCAAAAGCTGGCCGATCTGACTGTCCACACTGACAATCTGTTCTTCTGCGCATACCGCGCCAACCTGCGCTAAGGCGTCCGCCTGGATGCGGATGATCTCGCTCTGCTTGCTCACAATGTCGGTTAAGGCTTCGATAATCTGTAAATTACTCAAATCACGCTGCCCTCCGAAATTTTAGGCCGTATAGTCTTCGCCCGTGATGTTCTTGTAGTCGTCGGCGGTAATTTCACCGCTTTCCACGCGCTCGGCAAGAACTTTCTTCACGCCAACGCGGCGGGATGCGGGCATCTCAGCCCAAGTCTTAGTGCCTGCAATCAGGCGGTTTGCCCAGATAATGTTCATGGTGATACCTCCTTATTCCTTGTTCAGCGCTGCGTCCAGCTCACACAGCGCGGTTTCGATGTCGGTCAAGCGCTTCTCGTTGGCCGCGTCCTGTTCGCACAGGGCATCTTCCATTTCAGCCACACGGTCGGGCAACTGTTCGTGCTCCTGCTGCTTCTTGGCTGCGGCTTCCTTCTCCTGCCGGGTGGGCAGATTGTCCTTTTCCCACTGAATCATGGTGACTGTCCTCCTTACTGGAATGCGCCGGAGACGGCTTCGATGTAGCCGCCCTCGCCGGATTCGCCGCGCTCCACGCTGACGCGGAAGTTAAACGCCGCGCCGTTGGTGGCGGTCTTATTCTCAAAGACGATGTTCACGCCTTTTTTTACCTCGGTCGTGGCATCCTGCCAGACCGGGGAGCTGTCGAGTGCGTTGTTGGTCACTTCGGCTTTGAACTTCGCATCATCGGGGATGGAGCCGGTCACCTGAAGCACGGCAACGGTAATGTCTCCCTCAACGGCCAACGGTTCAGCCAGCGTCACGCTTGCGGCGTGGACGGCCTTGGTAAAGGTCGCGGACGTGCTGACGGTTTCCTTGCCGTCGCTCACCTCAACGGTGATGGTGTGGTTGCCGTTCAGGATTTTCTGGAATCCGGCAGCGCTGGCCGTCTGCTCAAAGGTCAGAGCCGTGCCGCTGGCAACGCCGGTGTGGGCCTTGGTGGTCTTGCCGTCCAGCTTTTCGGTGACGGTCAAGGTGTCGCCGTCGGCATCCCTGACGGTGTACTTCCACGCAAAGGCCGCGTTCTTCCGCCCCAGAGCTGCGCCGTCCGTGCTGACGGTAGGTGCAGTGTTGGCACTGACCGTGCCATCGTCAGAGACCACGAGTGTAGAGGGAAGAATGAAAGCGGGGCGAACACCACAGGAGTGGCTGTACCAGCCGCAGCGGTAGGAGCCATCGGTGACGACGCCCCAGACGCTGTTGCCACTGTCGGTGTACGGAGAGCGCAGCCACCAA